GGCACCCAGATTGCAACCATCTGCCATCGCGGTTTCGCGTATGCCGTAGATGACATTGCAGTATTGGCTGCTGGTGAAGATCCAATGCTTCACATCCGCAACCAGTTGGCTGATGCAATCAATAAGCTGAATAGCGGCCGCCTGTTCTCACAGCTTGCTGGTTTGTTCGGCACGGCACTTTCTGCCAACGCACTGGACAAAGGCAAGGCTGCCGCTTCTGGCGCAACCGAAGCCAACTTCCTTAGTGCAACCATGGTTGCTGAAGCACGTTCCAAGCTTGGAGAACGTGGCGAAGAGCTGGACACTCTGATTGTTCATCCTTCTGTTGCTTACTACCTGTATCAGGTAGGAATGCTGACCTTCTCTACTTCAGCACTTGCCGCTTCTGGCGCAGTGACCTGGGGTGGTGGTGGCGTAGGCATTGGCGCTCGCGAAGTTGGTGAGTTCGCAGGAATGCGGGTCGTTACTGACACTGCAGTGAACACTGTTGCTCCCGGCACTGGTGGTCATCAGCGTGAGTTCTATTGCTACCTGATTAAGTCAGGAACCATCCTGGAAGGTGTGCAGCAGGAGCTTCGTATTGAAGCTGATCGCAACATCCTCTCGAAGCAAGACGTGCTTTCTGTGGATTACCACAGCACCTATCACGTGATGGGCACTAAGTGGTCTGACGCTGGTGACAACCCCACCAACGCTCATCTGGCTACCGCTAACAAGTGGGCCGCCACTTATGACATCGACCTGATCCCTATGGTTCAGTTGACTGTCAATTCTCCGCTGGATACCAGCACCATCTGATCTTGATCAGAGCAAAGGCCCTACCATTAGGTGGGGCCACTTTATTATTGCCTTATGGCTGCCACGATTAACGCCACACTCAAAAGCGCAACAGCCAACAGCTATGTGACGTTGGCAGAAGCAGACGCGTATTTTGAGACCGTTCCAAGTTCAACGCAGTGGGATAACAAGCAAGATGACAACAAAAACCGTGCCTTGATTTCAGCAACACGCTGGATCGACACATTAAATTTTTACGGTGATCGTTGCGATGCAGACCAAGCTTTGAGTTGGCCACGCAACAATTACCACGTTGATCGAGTTGAGTTAACTTGCAGTGCCATCCCGTCAGACATTAAGTACGCTGCATTTGAGCTGGCGCGTGCACTAGCAAATGACACGGACTCGATTACAGGGACTACCGGCGATACGGGGTTATACGAAGCCGTCAAGCTTGGAGAACTCGAAGTTAAGTACAACACTTCTAGCCAAGCTACCGGAACTGTTAATAACGTATTCGACGTTTACCCTTGGCTGCAGTCTTATCTTGGTGCTTATTGTCTTGGAGGCTCTGGCTCTTATCAAGTTCGTACTGTAAGGGGTTGAGATGCCAGGAGCACTAGACAGTTTATTTAAGAACGTTGCCAAATCAGTTGTAGCTGATCTGGGCAAATCCCTTGACACGACAGTCATCTACACGCGTAAGGCATCGCCAGTGTATAACACCAGCACTGGTGCGTTGACGACGACTGACACGTCTTACTCCTTCGACGCACCAATTGAATTTGTTGATTCTGAGGAGGAGGAAGGACGCGAAGAGCGCAAAGCAAAGCTCTACATAACCCCAGATCTTATAGGCGATAATCAACCTACGCTTGAAGACACACTCACCCTTAAGTACGCGGGCTCCAACCGCGTTGCACAAATTACAGACATTCGCACGTACAAGGGCGATCAAGAGTACCTGTTTATTGTTCAGGTGAGGTTCTGATGGCAGGCCGCAAGAAAGGTATAGGGCAAATCGTCACTGACCTGGAACGTCAGCTTAATAACGACTACAACGCCTTAATCCAGCTAACTGTTGAAGGCTTGAGCACAAAAGAGAATAGTCCTGTGGACACGGGTTTCTTTGCATCAAGTTGGAAAACAGGTACCCAAAAAATCCGTGCTGAGGACAAACGAGAAGACCACTCCCCATGGTCAAGCATTTATAAAACTCGCTCACTTGGCGGTAATCAATGGGTGCATACGGGCAAGAAACCAGTAGGAAGTCAAATTAAACCGCGTTTTACCGTTCCAGAGTTCAACTTCAAACGTCAGCCTACGGTATATATAGGCAACACCGCCGAGTACGCAGGTTACGCTCTTGAATCACCAAAAGTAGCAAATTTTATCCAGGGTGAAATGCGCTCACTGGTTCAGCAAACTTTTAAAGAAAAAACGCCTGGTCGTATTTTTGCTAGAACCGGGTCCAGCAGCAGTGTGTTTGGTTCGTACACCAAGCTCTAAATTATGACACTTGTAAACGCCCGCGCTGCTTTTGAAAAAGCAGTTACTGACGCTGTTTCAGCTTCCGACGCCACAGTGCTTATGGTGTACGACAACGTGCGCTACACCGTACCGGGACAAAGTAAAAAGTACATTTTGATGACCATAAACTTCAACCGTTCTACCCTGCAAAACCAAGGTGCGGCACAGGACTACTACTCTGGGGTTATCCAATGCAACGTTTACGTGCCTAAATCTGCTGGTACGGCTGTCTTGTCGTCTATTAGCGAAGCAGTTATTGACGGCCTTACCTCAGTCAATGCTCCGGGCTACAGCGATACTTTTAGTGTTGCTCCACGTGTATCCGACGTTTCGGGGCCAACTCCGTTGGAGTTAGAAGACCGTTCGCACTTTATTGGCATTATCTCCTGCCAATTCACAGCAGTTGTGTAGTATATTCAGATAAATGCTACTACTGTATGCGTGCCTCTGAGCTACTCCGTAATAAGTTTGGCGTCAGTCAGCTATACAAGCATGAGGTCAAAGATGGCGACGAAATTGCGTTAGAGATCTATTGGCACCCCCTTACCATTGCCGAGCGCGAAGCCATCCAGAAAAAAGCTGGATCTGACGACGCCAACGATTTTGCTCTTGGCATGTTGATTGAAAAGGCGCTGGACGCAGAAGGTAAACGCCTGTTCCAAGACGGCGAAAAAGCAGTGCTTAAAAACGCTGTAGAAGCTGCGGTGCTGCAAGACATTCAACTAGCGATGCTGTCCTCTGGCGCAGAAAACAAGGTGGAGGACGCGAAAGCAGCCTTGAAAAGCCAATAGCGACTGGTATTTCATTTATTTCCTTGCCAAGGAATTAGGAACCACAGTTGCTCAGCTAAGCCAACACCTAACACTAGAAGAGCTAATCGGCTGGGCCGCTTACTTTGAGCTGCACAACGAGAAGCAGGATAAAACTGTCCAAAACGCGAAGGCCGGTGCGAGGGCACGATCAATGGGCGCACGGTAGACTGGGCCGTAAGACTTTACGTGTTGTGCTGTGGCCGCCTACGACGTAGATATTCAGCTCGCGGTAAAAAACCTAAATACTATTAAAGCGCTTAAAAAAGAGTTAGATGCTGTTGAACAAGCGCTTGAAAGAATATCAAAATTAGATACTTTTGATCCATCTGGGTTTAGAGCTAGGTCAAAAGCACGTCAAGACGAAAAAGACCAAATAAAAGATCAGATAAGACTTACAAATGATTTAAAAAGAGCGGAAAGCGCTAGACGCGCAGATTTACTCAGGGGAGTACGGCTAGAGCGCCAGCAACGTAGGGAAGGATTGCAGCAATATACGGGGCCTATAGGACCTGGCGCAGCAAGCCCTGTTGGGGGAAGAATCCGTCAAATGCAGGAAGTAGAGCAGCTTACAAAAGCGGCTTTTGCTGCTTATACCCAACTAACTTCGGTTGCTAAGGCGCACGACAACAATGTAACCAAAATAGAGCTTGCGAACGATGATGTTGTGTTTAAACAAAAATTAGCTCAAATTGATCGAGCAGCAGCCGCAGAGCTAAAAGCGGCTAAAGACACAAATGACAAAGCTTTAAAAGATTTCGACACAAAATTAGGGAATAGAGCTACTAAGCGTAAAAACAGTCTTTTTGGGGACGCTACTGGTAAGGAAAGAGCTGGTGCGGCTGTTAGTGCCGGTGCTTTCCCGCTGTTGTTTGGCGGCGGTCCAGGCATGGCGATTGGTGGTGCGTTTGGCGGAGCTATTACAGGGTCTACTTTTGGACCAGCCTCTATCGCACTACAAGTGCTGGGCGGATTCGTTGATGAGCTTGCTGCAAAAGCCGCTACTCTCGGCCAGGCGTTAAATCTTGCAACGGCAGATGTTAATGCTGTTGTGGAGTCTTTAGGGCTGGTGGGCAGTTCAGTACAGGATGCAATACAAAGTCTGGAAGAATTAGCGGGTGAACAAGTAGCGCTTGAGGAAGCAACCAAGCAGCTTTCTTTAGTTGTTGGTGATGAGGGCGTTGAAGCTCTTACAGCTTTCGGTGATGTTTCAACACGTTTTGGAAACGCGCTTACCAAAACGACCACGCAAATTTTGGCCCAAATTGCAAGATTATCAGGACCCGTTGTAGGAAGAATAACGCAAGCACTGGAATTTCAAACTGATTTATCTGCAGCAAAAGCGTCTAAAGACCCAAGACAAGCATTGTTGCAAGCGCAACTTATTTCTAATGAAAAATCTCTTCTTGGGGACGTTACGGGTGCAGGTTTGCGGCGGCAGGCGGGAATAGAGGTGGAAATGGTGGGCTTACAAAGAAAAATTAAACAAGAGGAAGAAGATCGTTTAGCTGTAAAAGTAGAAACGGCAAGAATCGGTTCCGTTGAGCACGTAATTGCTAAAAATAATCTAGCAATTTCTAAACTAGAAGGAGATTTAACTAACACGCATATATTTAATCTAGAAAAAGAAAATATCGTGCAAGAAGCTATAGGTAAAAAGTTAGAAGAGGGTGCCGATATAACGTTAATTGATATTGAAAGAGACACAAAACTTTTAAACTTAGCTACTAAAAGAGACGATCAAATAGAAGCTGCAAGTAAAAGAAGCGCGGCAGCCAGTGACAAGCAACAAAGAGCCGAGGAAAGACAGCAGAGGGCGGTTGAAAGGCGAGTTAAAGCTGTCGACCGCGAAATTGAGCGCACCGAAAATGCGTTCAATAAAGCAAGCCAACAGCTTGATTCGATCACTCAAAAGCATGAAGACAAGATGGCTTTTGAGCGAGAGTATTCTCGTTTAATTATGGAAGGCAGCACTCCTGCTGCGGCCAAACAAGCGGTAGAGCTGAAGAAACAACTATTAGAGCTGGATCGTGGTTATGAAAAACTACTGCAGACAGTAAATGCTCAAATTGTTAAAGCAGAAGCTTCTCTTCAAGATTTGAAGAATCAAAAAGGAGTTACTAACGAGTACATTGAGCAGCAAAAAGCACTAGATAAGCTTAAGGAAGACAGAGATGGTCTAAAAGACAAGAAAGGCAAAGCAGGCGGCGCTATTGAAGAAGCTTTAGCCCCTAAGACATTTTTAGACAAGTTAGGAACCGAATCAGAACGTCTTAAAGAAATATTGAATGATTTGGTAGACCCAGCAAATCAAGTGATTGCTGCAGCAAACGCGATAGGAGATGCCTTCAGCGAATCATTCAGAGGTGTTATTAGCGGCAGCATGACTGCTCAAGAAGCGTTGGCAAATCTATTCCAACGAACAGCAGATCATTTCTTGGATATGACGGCTCAGATTATTGCTGCTGCAATCAAGATGCAGGCCATTCAATTTATTACACAGATAGTTTCGTCAATAGCTGGTGTTGGTGTTACTTCTGGCCAGGGGGTGAACTTAGGGAAAAACCCAAACTTTTTTAACCAAGGGCCACCGCCGCTTCCGCCTATTCCTCATGCGGAAGGCGGCGTTGTAAACAAGCCAACTAACGCATTAATCGGTGAAGGCGGCGAACCTGAGTACGTCATCCCTGAATCCAAAATGCGTGAAAGCATGTCGCGTTATTCACGAGGATCGCGTGGTGGTGGTGTCATTCCTGACAATCGTGGCGGTTCTGCATCAGGTGATGGTGGCGTTGCAGTCGCCGCACCAATCGACGTTCGCTACACCGTGGAACGTATCAACAGCGTTGATTATGTAACCGCTGATCAATTCCAATCTGGAATGCAACGTGCAGCATCGCAAGGCGCACAACGCGGTGAACAGAACACGCTAAAACGATTACAAATGAGCGGTAGCACCCGCAAGAGGTTAGGTCTATGACAAGTTTTGCCTTTGGCCATGCGCTACGAATAATAGACAAAGAGGAAAAAACTTATCATTTTCAAAATTTCTTTATTGGAAAACAGATTACGCACAAGGACGCTGGCTATCTGTTTGTTCCTTTTGGTTTTTCCGGCGTAACCGTTAACCGTACAGGTGATGGCTTAGAGGCCACTATCGTTTT